AAACTTATTGCACATGAAGGTTTGCGCCTAGAGGTGTATAAAGACTCTCTGGGAATTGACACAATTGGAATTGGTAGGAATCTTGAGGATCGTGGTATCAGCAAGGATGAACTAGACTGGATGGACTATCCGTCCATTGAATATGTTTATTCTGACGGTATCAGTGAGGCTGATGCTATGTACCTCGCACAGAATGACGTACAGATTGTCGAAGATGAACTGTTACGTGCGCACCCTTGCGTAGACGGGTTGGACGCTGTACGTCAACTTATACTAGTTGACATGGCATTTAATATGGGTGTACCTCGTTTGTGTAAGTTTAAGAAGATGTGGGATGCCATACACAATGAAGATTTTTCTACCGCATCAAAAGAAATGCTTGACAGCAGGTGGGCAAATCAGGTAAAATCACGTGCAGTAAAGTTAGCTAATGCAATGCACAATGGAGAGTTTTGATGGGACTAGAGGTTATTAGAAAAACTACTAAGGGAAAACACGGCGCACAAACTGTTGTTAGTAGAAGTGGTAGTCCTAAAGGTACTCCTTTCCTGCCCCACTCAATTGAAGATAAACTTAAAACAGCTGGTAAAAACATATCTAAGTTTGTAGAAGAACAAAAAAAACTAATAAAGGATTTATTAGACTAATGGAAAAATTTAAACCTTGTAAAAATTGCCCTACACCTGCCAACTGCGGGGCAGTAGGTAAGTGCCAGAACAAAGGCAAGTAACATGTGGCCCTACAATGAAGAAGAGAAACAATGGCTAGACAACTAACAGAACGGCAACAGAAGTTTCTGGATGTCTTGTTTGATGAAGCTGGTGGTGACATGGTTGCTGCCAAGAAACTGGCAGGCTATGCTGACACTTCTAGCACTAACGAAATTGTTAAAGGTATTAAAGAAGAGATACTTGAGGCGACTCAAATGTACATGGCACGTAATGCGCCGAAAGCGGCGATGGCGATGACAGGTGCGTTGTACGACCCAACTGAACTGGGTATTCGTGATAAGATGTCTGCAGCTAAAGAACTGCTTGACCGTGTAGGTCTAGTGAAGACAGAGAAGATGCAGGTAGAAGCAAGTGGCGGTGTTATGCTTATGCCACCTAAAGCTGTTATTGTAGAGGATGATGACTAATGCCAAAAACAGGACAAGTAAAACATACCAAAGAAAGCCTTGCTCATGAATTAAAACACGGTGAGCAAGTAACTAGAGAAGATTACAATAAGTACAAAGAATCTTTTGTTGCAGGAAAGGAAAGTTATGATTTAACAAAACCTTTGTCTTTTAAAGACTACAGAGATATTGCTATGTTCAGAGGCAAAAAAGTTACTGAAAATGCAGACTTGTCTATAGTAGCTAAAACAGGCATTGATGCAGATAAGTATCGTGCTAAAAAGAAAGCTACACCTAAAGGTATGGCAGATAGAAAGAAAACCTCTACAAAAAAATCAATGGATTTTCGTAAGGGCGGTATGGTTCTTTCAACAGTAGACAATCGTAAAGTAAAATGACACGTAGCATAGGCAAATGGAAACTTCCGCAGCCGACAGACATTAAAGAAGAAAACGAATGGGTGCCTATCCCACGTATTGCACGTACAGTACCATTCGGATATAAACAGGATGATGAAGACCCCGACATTCTTCAACCTATCCAAATTGAATTGGATTTGTTAGAGAAGGCTAGATCACACGTAAATCAATACAGCTATCGTGAGGTAGCCAATTGGTTGAGTACACAGACTGGCAGATACATCTCGCATGTAGGTTTAAGGAAACGGTTAGCTAATGAACGACAGCGTAAGAACCAAGCTGCAAGTCTACGTAAGTGGAGTGAATACGCCCAACGTGCTATTGCTAAAGCGGAAGAGTTAGAAAATGCAAGAGTTGGCGCAAAAAACTTGTAAAAAATGTTTAAACACATTGCCTAGCACACATTTTTATAAAGACAGTAGCGTTAAAAGTGGTTATAGGTCTAAGTGTAAAAAATGTGTAGACAATCAGCATACTAATTATGTAAAAAACAATAGAGAAAAAGTAAACCTAATTGCGACTGCTTGGCGCAATAAAAATTGGGAGGCAGTAAAAAAGAAAGCTGCAGAATATAAAAAATTAAATCGGGCTAGATACACGGCACTTCAAGCCGAAAGACGGGCTAGACAACTGCAAGCTACCCCATCTTGGGCTAATTTAAAAGATATTGAACGTGTATATATCGCAGCAAGTAACGTATCTAAGTCTACAAAAATAAAACATCACGTAGACCATATTATCCCGCTACAAGGTGAAAACATTTGTGGGTTGCATATTTTTAATAATTTGTGTATAATTCCAGCAAAGATGAATTTACAAAAGGGTAATACATTTTAAATGGAAAATAATACAAGTGTAAAATTAAAAGCTGCTGCAAGCACACAAGTTTTACGCAAAAGGCAATCGCCAAAGCGGAAGAAATCAGTAGCCAAAGAACCGGCTCAAAAGCCAGCAGCGGTTGAAATTAAAGAAGTTTCTGCAGTTGAGTACGACAGCAGCGAGATTGAAGAACATGCCAATATATTGTTCAAGCCTAATGCTGGGCCGCAGACAGAGTTTCTAGCGGCAGCTGAACGTGAAGTATTATATGGTGGTTCAGCAGGTGGTGGTAAATCTTACGCCATGCTTGCTGACCCACTACGTTACATGGGGCATCCACAGTTTAGTGGATTGTTACTGCGACACACAACAGAAGAACTACGAGAACTGATCTTTAAGTCGCAAGAGTTATACCCAAAAATCTGGCCCGGTATTAAGTGGTCAGAAAGAAAGATGCAGTGGACTGCGCCATCTGGTGCAAGGTTGTGGATGTCTTATCTGGATAGGGATGAAGATGTCTTGCGTTATCAGGGTCTGGCATTTAGCTGGATAGGCTTTGACGAACTGACACAATGGGCCACACCATATGCATGGAATTACATGCGAAGTCGTCTTAGGTCCACTGCACCAGATTTGCCAATATTCATGAGGGCTACGACCAACCCCGGCGGTAGAGGTCATCACTGGGTTAAGAAAATGTTCATTGACCCTTCGCCATATAACAGAGCCTTCGATGCAACCGATATTGAAACAACCGAAGTCTTGCGATACCCCGCAGGACATAGCAAGGCTGGAAAACCTTTATTCAAGAGAAGGTTCATTCCAGCAAGACTTTCTGATAACCCATACCTTTCAGAAGCAGGTGATTACGAAGCTATGCTTCTCTCACTTCCAGAGCAACAAAGACGACAACTCTTGGACGGTGATTGGGATATTAAAGAAGGTGCCGCCTTCACTGAGTTTGATAGGCGTGTTCATGTTGTTGAGCCTTATAACATTCCTAATAATTGGGTTAAGTTTAGGGCTTGCGATTACGGCTACGGTAGCTACAGTGCTGTTGTTTGGTTTGCCGTTGCGCCTAATGAGCAACTTATCGTATATCGAGAACTCTATGTATCTAAAGTCCTTGCCACAGATTTGGCAGATATGATTCTGGACTTGGAGGCAGAAGATGGAAATATTAAGTATGGGGTGTTGGATAGCAGTCTTTGGCATAAGCGTGGCGATACTGGTCCATCTCTCGCTGAACAAATGATTAGTAAGGGTTGCCGTTGGCGACCATCAGATAGAAGTAGGGGAAGCCGTGTAGCTGGTAAAAACGAGATACATAGGCGTTTGCAGATAGACGAATTTACAGAGGAGCCTAGACTTGTTTTCTTTAATACTTGCACAAACCTCACGGCCCAACTTCCCTCAATACCGTTGGACAAGAAAAATCCCGAAGACATTGATACAAAAAGTGAAGACCACTTGTATGACGCTCTTAGATATGGTATAATGTCCAGACCAAGATTTAGTATATTTGACTATGACCCTATGGGTAGACCCGGTGGCGGTATGCGAGTAGCAGACGCAACCTTTGGATACTAAGGAAAAATAATATGAACGAAGATGAAATCATGATTGAAGATGATGCTATTGCACTAGAAGATAGCGATGACACATCAATCTCTGACGTAGATGTAAGCAATATTATTCCTTTTATTATGGAACGCTATAAGCGGTCCGAAGATTATAGGTATCAGGACGAAGAACGCTGGCTAAAAGCCTACCGCAATTATCGTGGTTTGTACGGACCTGATGTTCAATTTACTGAATCAGAAAAATCTCGTGTCTTCATTAAAGTCACAAAAACTAAGACGCTGGCTGCATACGGACAGATTGTTGATGTCTTGTTTGCAAACCAGCGTTTTCCTTTATCTATTGAGCCTACCGAATTACCCGAAGGTGTAGTTGAAGATGTACACTTTGACCCGCAAGAACCAGAGCAGCTTCGTGGGGATACATCACTGTCTAGCCCATATGGTTTTGCAGGTGATGGTAAAGACTTACCACCGGGTGCTACAGCACAAACACTTCAAGAAAAACTTGGTGTTATGCAGAATAAACTTGAGCCTATTTCAGATAAACTAAAAGAAGGTCCGGGTAGAACACCGACAGCTATTGCATTTAGCCCAGCTATGATTTCTGCAAAGAAGATGCAAAAGAAGATTCATGACCAGCTAGAAGAGTCTGGCGCAAGTAAGCATCTGCGTAATGCTGCATTTGAAATGGCACTCTTTGGTACTGGTGTAATGAAGGGTCCGTTTGCTGTTGACAAAGAATATCCTAATTGGGATGAAGAAGGCAACTATGATCCGCTGTTTAAAACAATCCCACAAGTAAATCACGTATCTGTTTGGAACTTCTATCCAGACCCAGATGCTAACAATATGGATGAAGCACAGTTTGTGGTTGAACGTCACAAGATGTCACGTACGCAATTACGTAATTTGAAGAAGCGTCCTTACTTCCGTGGTGAAGTCATTAACGAAGTTATTTCTATGGGCGAAAACTATACCAAGAAGTATTGGGAAGATGACTTGTCTGACTATGCACCAGAGCATGGCATTGACCGCTTTGAGGTACTTGAATATTGGGGCATGGTTGATGTCGAGTTGCTTGAAGAGCAGAACATTGACATTCCAAAAGAACTGCGTGACTTTGACGAACTGCAAGCCAATGTGTGGATTTGTAATGGTCGTTTGCTGCGTATGGTGCTGAATCCATTTAAGCCATCTAAAATTCCATACTCTGCTGCCCCATATGAATTGAACCCATACTCATTCTTTGGTGTAGGTATCGCTGAAAACATGGACGATACACAGACACTGATGAATGGCTTTATGCGTATGGCTGTTGATAACGCCGTACTGTCAGGTAACTTGATTGTCGAAGTAGATGAAACAAACCTAGTGCCGGGTCAAGACTTGTCACTGTATCCGGGCAAGGTATTCCGCAGACAAGGTGGCGCACCGGGTCAGGCTATTTTTGGTACTAAGTTCCCTAACGTGTCACAAGAAAACATGATGTTGTTTGACAAGGCACGTGTGTTGGCAGATGAAAGCACAGGCTTCCCATCATTTGCACATGGACAGACAGGTGTATCAGGTGTAGGCCGTACAGCTTCCGGCATCTCAATGCTTATGGGTGCGGCACAAGGCAGCACTAAAACAATCATTAAGAATGTAGACGACTATCTGTTACGTCCACTTGGTGAAGGTTTCTTCCGCTTTAATATGCAGTTTGACTTTGATCCTGAGATTAAAGGCGATTTGGAAGTTAAAGCACGTGGTACAGAAAGTCTTATGGCTAACGAAGTGCGTAGCCAGCGTTTGATGCAGTTCTTGCAGATTGCAAGTAATCCTGCACTCGCACCCTTTGCTAAGTTCCAGTATGTAATCCGTGAGATTGCAAAGTCTATGGACTTAGACCCCGACAAAGTAACCAACAATATGGACGAAGCCGCACTGCAGGCAGAGATTATGAAGGGCTTTCAGCAGCCAGCAGGACCAGAGCAAGGTGGAATGATGCCACCTGCAGGTGCTAATGCTATGGACCCAACAGGTGCAGGTGGCGGTAATATTGGTACTGGGCAGGTTCCTGTACCGGGTGAACAAGGATTTAGTGCGAATGGACAAGGAAATATTCAGCAAGCTGAAGCCGATGGTCAGCAACAGCCGCCAATGGGACCACTTCAGTAATTATTTAGATGTGCTTATTGAGCAACAGCATAAGACATTAGAACAATCTGAAAGTATGATTAACGTGCATAAAGCACAAGGTGCTATTGAAGCATTGCGTAAGATTAGACGGTTGCGTGAGGATATAAATAAAGCAGATGGCTAATAAAGTCGGAACAAAAACAGGACAAAAAACTTCTGCTGGTAAAGAAGTGTATAAAACACCTGAAGGTGAAAGTGTTTCTGAAAAATCTGTTACCATTAAATTTGGCGATAATGCATATGTAAATGCGCCATCAATACATAATGGTAAAAGATATACAGAAGATGAAATAAAAGAAATGTTGTTAGAAGGTACTATAAAACCTACTAGCCGACATGATACTTTAGAAGAAGCAATTAAAGCTGCTAAAACACGCAGTGACAATTTATTAAAGGATGGTGGTATGGCTAAACGTATGGCAAAACAAATGGAACTCTTTGAGCCTGTAGAACGTGGCTTTGAAGAAGGTGGCCTTATGGAAGAAGGTGGTATGGTTGATGAGGAATCAGGCAACGAAGTACCGCCCGGTTCATTGCGTGAAGAAGTACGTGACGACATTCCTGCTCAACTCAGTGAAGGTGAATTTGTTTTTCCAGCAGACGTAGTGCGTTACATCGGCCTTGAAAATCTGATGCGTATGCGCCAAGAAGCAAAGCAAGGCTTGGCACAAATGGAAGCTATGGGTCAAATGGGCAATAGCGAAGAAGCTGTTGTAGAAGATGACTTACCTTTTGACATGTATGACCTTGACATAGAGGAAGAAGACGAGTATAATAATATGGCTGTCGGTGGGATGCCAATGCAACAACAATCTCAAGCAATGGCAGACCCAAGAGATTCTGTAAACGACATGCCTGTTCCCGGTTATGTAAGATATAAAGGACACACTGCAAAAGTAGCAGACATTCGTTATGTGCCTAAAGGGCTAGAAGAACAAATACAGGTGTTGCCGATATGACAAAATCAATAAAAGAACAAACGACTAGAGCATTTCAAGTTGGCGGCTATAACCCTGCTGCAACAACCGCACAACAGCCTTACGGTCAGCCTGCAGGTGTTGATCCACAAACAGGTGTATATCAACTTCCCGGTACAGGCGTTGCCGGTTATTATACACCCGGCGGTACATCTACTGGTTACACTCCTTACGGTGGTGCGCAGCCTTATTTCCAACCTGTACAGTTTACTGGTCCTCAGTTTCAAACAGCTTTACAGACAACTAACTTACCTACCTTTGCAGAAACTGTTGGCAGTGCGCCGGGTCAGTATGATGAACTAAAAACATATATAAACGATGCTGGGCAGACTTTACAAATTCCATTTAAATTTGGACAACCCATTTATCCTATTCCAGAAGGATATAGACTAAAAGAAGAAGAAGAAGCTACAACACCAACAGTTGAACCAACAACAGGAACTGGCGTTCAAACTGGTGGCGGTGAAGGTGGAGATCGTGATGTTGGAGTTACCAGTACGACAAGAACTGAAACACCGACTGCTCTATCTTTAGGTTCTATATTTGGCGGCCTTACAGGCGGGGGTTCTGTGTTTGGAACATCTCCCGGTAAAGCAGAGCCTTATGACCCAAACGTTTCTTTGAGTAGTATAGGTGCTGCAGGGTTTTCTAGCACTCCATCAAATTCATTGGCGGGTCAACAGGCTGGCGTTGCTAATGCTTTAGGCATTTATGGCAATGAAGGTTTTAATGCTGGTATTATTGGAAGTCTATTAACTGGGAATGTTTTAGGTGCTGTGGCTTCTGCTTCTGGTATTGGACCAAATACACAAGTTGGTGCAATATCAGCCCCAGCAGGTTTTGGTACTTTCACTACTGAACAACTAGAAAACTATGTCACAGGCAAAATGTCACCTGTAGAAATGCAGGCTACGGGTATAGGTGCTATGAATAAAGCGCAAGCATTACAACGTGCGGAAGTTCAAAAGGCTATTCGCACTCCCTTGACTGGTATGTTTGGTTTTAGTCCCGGTTCTATTGACCCAAATACAGGTCAGCC